CTCATCCTTCATCACTTCCGCAAGCTCCGTCCGGGGCAACGCCGCGGCGTCCCATACTTGGCGCCCGTCATCGAGGCGCTCAAGCAACTCGACCGCTACTCCGAAGCCGAGCTCATGGCGGCGGTCGTCTCGAGCTTCTTCACCGTCTTCGTGAAATCGGACAACGGCGAGGGGCTCGGCGACCTCGAAGGCGCGCCAGCCGGCCCGGGCGGCGATATGAACCTCGGCCCGGGCGCGATTGTCGATCTTGGGCCGAACGAGGATGTGACGTTCGCGAACCCGTCGCGCCCGTCTGCACAGTTCGATCCGTTCTGGCTGGCGATGGTGCGACAGATCGGCGTCGCGCTCGAGATCCCTTACGAGGTGCTCATCAAGCATTTCTCGAGCTCCTACACCGCCTCGCGGGCGGCGCTCGAAGTGGCCTGGCAGCACTTCAAGGCGCGGCGCGCCTGGCTTGCCTCCTCGTTCTGTCAGCCGGTTTGGGATTGGTTCGTCGCCGAGGCGGTCGCCCGCGGCCTTCTTGCCGCCCCGGGCTTCGATGACCCGGTCCGGCGCGCCGCATGGTGCTCCGCGATTTGGGTCGGCGATGGGCGGATCTCGCTCGACCCGCTGAAAGAGAACAAGGGCGACGAGATCGCCGAAGCGCATGGCTGGAAGACCGCCGAGCAAATTACGGCGGAGCGGACCGGAGGCGATTGGCGCCGGAACATGCAGGCGCGCGCCCGCGAGGTCGCCATCCGCCGCGAGGCCGGGCTCGACCCGGTTCCCGCGACGCCTGGCGTCGCGTCTCCTGGCGGCGGAGCGCCGTCCCCCGAGCGCGAGGAGACCGAGGAATGAGGGCTTTCGAGGCCGCTCTCGCCGCAGCTTGGGCAATGGAGGAGGGCGCACTCCGCGGGCTCCTCGAGATCGCGGCGCGAGAGAACGACGTCACGCCGGAGGCGCTCGAGGCGTACCGGGCGCAATGGATCGAGCACGCCGAACAGGCGCGAGTCCGCGATGGCGTCGCGATCCTCGACCTCCGCGGACCGCTGTTCAAGCGGGCGAATCTCTTCCAGGCCATGAGCGGGGCGACCTCATATGAGGTCCTCCGCCGCGACTTCGCCTCCGTTGTGGACGACCAAACGATCGGCGCGATCCTGCTGCATGTCGACTCGCCAGGCGGCGAGGCGCTCGGGACCGCCGAGCTAGCCGAGGCGATCTATGCGGCGCGCGGGACGAAGCCGATCGTCGCATACGTCGGCGGGCTCGGCGCCTCCGCCGCCTATTGGCTTGCCTCCGCCGCTGACGAGATCGTCGTCGACGCGACGGCAATCGTCGGTTCGATCGGGGTCCGGATGGCAGTTCGCGACACCCGCGCCGCCGAGGAGAAAGCAGGGATCCGGCGGATCGAGTTCGTCTCCTCGCAGAGCCCGGCGAAGATCGACGACCCCGCGACCGACGAAGGGCGGGCGCGCATCCAAAAGACGATCGACGCGCTCGCCGAGGTCTTCATCGGCGCCGTCGCGCGGAACCGGGGCGTCTCGCGCGAGGCGGTCCTCGAGAGGTTCGGACAGGGCGGGACGGAGGTCGGGCAAGCCGCCGTCGACGCCGGGCTCGCGGATCGCCTCGGCAGCTTCGAGGGGGTCTTCGGCGAGCTCGCGGCCAAGGTCCGGGAGAGATCCGCCTCGTTCGGCGGATTCGTCGTCGGCGCGACCGGCGGCATTGGCAGCAAAGGGAGTCCCATGGCGGACGAAAGCAAGGCTCCGGTCGCGACCGCGCCGGAGATCACGGTCGAGGCGATCGCGAAGGATCATCCGACCATCGCGGCGCACTTCCGGAAGGAGGGCGCGACTGCGGAGCGCGAAAGGATCCAGAAGATCCAGGCGATCGCGCTCCCCGGCTACGAGGCGCAGATGACCGAGGCGATCACCGCCGGCACGGCCCCGGAGGCGTTCGCGATGGCGATCGTCGAGGGCGAGAGGGCGAAGCGCGGCGCGCGGCTCGAGGCGATCAAGGGCGACGAGGCGGAGATCAAGCCGCCGGCGCCTGGCGCGGCGGCGGGCGAGGGCGACGACGTCGAGGCGACCGTCGCCGCGATCATGAAGGCGGGCAAGTAAGGAGGGCTCGAGATGTTCGAGGCTGGCTTTGCAACCGAGGGCACCTTCTCGCCCGACAAGCTCATCGTCGGCGGCAGGCTCCGCGCGCGGAAGGTGACGATCGCCGCCGGCGCGGCGCTCGTCCGCGGCTCCGTGCTCGGCAAGATCACGGAGGGCGGGAAGTACGTTCTCTCCGCCGCCGCCGCCGCGGACGGCTCGCAGACGCCGAGCGCGATCCTCGTCGCCGACGCCGCCGCCGCGACCGCGGATGTGGAGGCGCTGATCTACGAGACCGGCGACTTCAACGCGAAGGCGCTGACCTTCGGCGCCGGCCATACCGCCGACACCGTCCGCGACGCGCTGCACGATCGCGGCATCTTCCTGCACGACACCGTCGCTTAAGGGGGGCGACCGTCAATGGACATTTTTGACCTGCGGGTTCTGCGGCGCGTAATCGCCGAGCTCCCGCCCGCTCCCGCGTTCCTGCTGAACGCGTTCTTCCCCGAGGTCGACGAGTCGACCGAGGAGACGATCGAGTTCCATTACGTGAAGGGCCGGCGCCGCATCGCGCCGTTCGTGTCCCCGCTGGTGGCCGGCAAGGTCGTCACGGGCGACGGCTACGAGGTCAACTCGTTCAAGCCCGCCTACGTCAAGGACAAGCGGGTCTTTGATGCGACGGTCGGCTTCAAGCGCCGCGTCGGCGAGAAGATTGGCGGCGAGCTCACGCCGGAACAGCGGCGCCAGGCGGCGCTCCGCGAGGCGACCGCCGATCAGATCGACATGCTGACTCGTCGGTTCGAGGTCATGGCCGCGGAGGCGCTCCTCGAGGGGAAGCAGACGATCACGGGCGACCTCTATCCGACCCGCGTCGTCGACTTCAAGCGCAAGCCCGGGTTGCGGAAGGTTCTCGTCGACGTGGCTCGCTGGGGCGAGGCCGGCGTCAATCCGATCAAGAACCTCGAGGCGTGGGCTGATGAGGTTTTCAAGGCATCGGGCAAGGCACCGACCGATATCGTCATGACCCCTGACTCCTGGGATCTCCTCAAGGAGTTCATGGCGAAGGACGAGGCGGCGCAGAAGCTCCTCGACACGAAGGTCCGGCAGATGTCGACGGCGATGATCGACCTCGGGCCGGTCAACGTGAACGGGGATGGCGCCCGCCTCGTCGGCTATCTCGGCAACTGGCGCCTCTGGGTTTACTCCGACCAATACGAGGACGACAACGGCGCCGAGGTCGACGTCCTTCCGCCCTTCACCGTCATCATGACGTCCAGCGGCGTCGAGGGCGTGCGCCACTTCGGCGCCATCAAGGACGAGAAGGCGGGGCTGCAAGCGATGCAGTTCTTCCAGAAGTCGTGGGTCGACGAGGATCCGCCGGTCCGCTGGCTGCTGATGCAGTCGGCGCCGCTGATCGTCCCCTATCGCGTGAACGCCACCCTCGGCGCGACGGTGCGCTGATGCGGGTCATCGCTCTTGTGACCCTCGTCGACGGCGAGGGCAGCCATCCACCGGGCTCGACGGTCGAGGTCGGGGAAGGCGAGGCGGAGACGCTGATCCGCCGCGGCTTCGCGCGGCGGCCGAAGGCTGGGGAGAGCGCCTCCTCCCCCGCCTCCGGCGACGCCACGAAGGCCAGCGCCGAGGGCTCCGCCCCGAGCAGGGGGGCGGATGCCTCCTCGGCCGCGCCGAAGCCCGGCACGCCGCCGGCGAGTGCGGAGGAGCGGGTTGCCGCCATCGTCGACGCGATCGCGCTCCTCGAGCCCGGCAACGAGACGCACTTCAACAAGGCAGGCAAGCCGGAGCTCGGCGCGCTTGCCGAGATTCTCGGCTGGCGCCCGGTCGCGGCGGAGCGCGACGCGGCCTTCGCCCAGGCGCAAGGCTGATCCATGGCCGCGGTCCTTCCCGACGAGGATCTCCTCGCCTTCGTCGACCCGCGCGACTTTGGCGAGGAGGTCATCCTCCCGGGCGGGACCGCGGTCTTCGGCATCTTCGACGAGCCGGGGGCCGGGCTTGAGCCCGGGACCTCGGTCGAGGTTTCCACCACATCCCCGAAGCTGACGCTTCGCGTCGCCGATGCGGGCGATCTCCGGCAGGGCGGCACGGTCGAAATCCTCGGCCGCCGGTTCGAGGTCGTCAGCCGAGATGACGACGCGGCGGGCTTCGCCGTGATGCCGCTGTTCGAGATATGAGCGAGATCCATCCCCGCGCCGCCATTCGGAAGGCGATCGCCGACCGCCTGAAATCCTGGCGCATCGAGCCGGCCGGGGGCGAGCCCGGCGAGCGATGGACGATGGCCGAAGATCGGATCTTCGACTCCCGCCTCCGCCCGATCGACGAGCGGAAGGACCTCCCCGCGGCGCTCGTCTACGCTCGGAAGGAGAAGGTCGATCTCGACTCCTATCCTCGGTCCGGGGAGGACGGGGACAACGTCCGAACCCTCGACATGGCCGTCGAGGCGGTCGTCCGCGCGGGCGATGACGTCGACGATGATCTCGACAAGTTCGCCCGCCAGGTCGAGGCGGCGCTCGAATGGCTCGAGATCCCGGGGCTCGAGACGGCGACGATCCGCCTCTCCGCGACCGATATCGAGGTCACGACGGACGGGCGGACGCCGATCGGCGCGGCGCGTCTCATCTTCACCGTCACCTATCGCGCCCCGTGGCGCCGCGTTCCGCCCGTCTGCGAGCCGCCGGGCGAGGTATGGCTCGCGAGGGCGCCCGATATTGGCGCTGCCAATGTCGGCAGCTATGAGCGAGTTGCGCCGCCATGATCTCGCTTCCTCGATCCAGCGCGCGGACCGGCGGGATTGGCGACGAGGAGGCCGCGGACGTCCGCCGCCGCCTGGCGAACCTCATCCGGCTGGGGCGCGTCGCGGAGGTCCAATACGACCCGCCTCGGATTCGCGTCCGGATCGGCGACCCGTCCGACCCGCGGGGGCATCTCCTAACCAACTGGCTTCCGTGGTCGGCACAGGCGAGCGGCAGCCGCCGGGAGTGGAACCCGCCCGCCGTGGGCGAGCCGGTCACTCTCCTTGCGCCTGGCGGCGAGCTCGCAGGCGCCACAGTCCTGCCCGGGACGTTCTCCGAGGAGCATCCACCCCCGGCGGACCGGGGCGGGCTGCATCGCGTCGTCTACGCGGACGGGACGGAGGTCGAGTACGACCTCGAGGCGCACGCGATGACGATCCGGGGCGGCGTGCAGCGAGTGACGCTCGAGGTCGGCGCCGAGGTTTCGATCAAGGCGCCGACCGTTCGCATCGAGGGCGACGTCGTCGTGACCGGGGGCGATGTGACCGCGGACGGGATCTCCCTCAAACAGCACGTTCACACGCGCGTCGAGCGCGGAAACGACGTGACCGGCGAACCGCAAGGCTAGGGCGGCAGGGCAGGAACCGAGGGTATCCGACCTCGCCCGACGCCGCCGCGCCAGTCGCGTAGCTTCCGCGGCTAGGACCGGGCAGGGGCGCCTATGCGCGGGATGGATGGCAAAATCGGGCGGGATCTCGACGGCATTCGGCACCTTCAACAGTCGATCGCCGACATCCTGACGACGCCGATCGGGACGCGCGTGCATCGCCGGGACTACGGCTCCCAGCTCCCGCGCCTCGTCGACCGGCCGATCAATGAGGCGCTGATCGTCGACGTCTACGCGGCGACCGCGGAGGCGCTCGACCGCTGGGAGCCCCGCTTCCGCGTCCGGAGCGTGCAGATCGAGAGCGCGGCGCCGGGTCGCATCGAGCTTTCGCTCGAGGGGATCTACCTCCCCGATGGGCGCGAGATTAGCCTCGAGGGCATCGTCGTATGAGCGGCGGTTTCACCGCGATCGACCTCTCACAGATCGAGGCGCCCTCGGTTGTCGAGCGGCTGTCGTTCGAGGAGATCCTCGCCGAGCTCGCTCGCGACCTCATCGCGCGGGATCCCGAATACGGCGCTCTCCTCGAGAGCGACCCGGCGGTCAAGATCCTTGAGGTCGCCGCGGCCCGCGAGCTCCTCCTCCGCCAGCGAGTCAACGATGCCGCGCGCGACGTGATGCTCGCCTACGCGAGCGGGAGCGACCTCGACAACCTGGCGGCGCTGTTGGGGGTCAAGCGGCTGGTCGTCGGGACCGACGCCTCCGGCGTCCCGATCCTCGAGGACGACACGCGGTTCCTTCGGCGTGTGCAGACTGCGCCCGAGGCGTATTCCTCCGCCGGTCCGGCCGGCGCCTATGTCTTCTGGGCGCTGACCTTGGCGCCGTCGATCGTCGACGCCTCGGTCGTGCAGGCGTCCCCGGGCTCCCTGATCGTGACCCTCCTCGGGGCGGCGGCGGACGGGATGCCGAGCGAGGAGGAGCTCGACGCAGTTCGCGACGGGCTATCCGCGGAGGATCTCCGCCCGCTGACCGACGCGGTCGCGGTCTCTCCGCCCGTCGTGCGCCCCTACTCGATCGACGCCGACCTCTGGCTTCTGCCCGGCCCGGATGGCGAGGTCGTGCGATCCCGGGCCGAGGCCCACGTCCGCGCCCTCGTCGCGGAATCGCGCAAGCTCGGCCGGGACGTCCCCCGTTCCGCGATCATCGCAGCCTTGCACCGGCCCGGCGTCTCCCGGGTCGACCTCAAGGCGCCGGCCGCGGACGTCGTCGTGACCCCGCGGGAGCTCGCGGCGAACGCCGGCGTCGTGGTCCGTGTGGCGGGCCGCGAGACGTGAGCGGCTCGCTTCCGCCAAACGCAACGCAGCTCGAGGCGAGCCTCGCGGACGTCGTCGTCGGGCGCATCGAAGCGGTCCCCGTCGAGGCGCCGATCCGCTCTCTGTGGAACCCGGCGACCATCTCCGCGGAGCTCCTCCCCTGGCTGGCCTGGGCGCTTTCGGTCGACGTCTGGGATGACGCCTGGCCGGAGGAAAAGAAGCGCCATGTCGTCGCGACGGCACTCCTCCGGCACCGGAAGAAGGGCACGCTCGCCGGCCTCCGCGAGTACGTCGGGCTTGCCGGCGGCCGGGTGGTGCGGGCGGTCACGCCGCCGGCCAAGACTTTCCTCGAGCCCGCCCTCACAAACGAGGAGCGCGAGGCGTTCCTCCGCCGCTTTCCGCAGCTTCGCATCTATCCGTACCGCTCCCGCGGCGCGGCGACGCGCGGCGCCTTTGTGGGGCGGGAATTCCTGGGTGCAGCGGCCTTTCCCTACACGACCGACGCGCGGGCGCGCATTGGCCGGCGCGCCTTCTATTGGGACCGGGGCGTCGAGATCCCCGCGCTCCGTCTCGAACGCGAGATCGTGGTCGAAGGGAGGACGGCTTACGACTTCGAGACGATCCTCGTCCCTGGATCCGCGCCGGGCGTCCCATTTCTCGGGCAGCCTCCGCCTTCGCGCCTCTTCCTGACGCCTGGCGGCGCGCCGGGGCGCGTCGTCTCCGTGCGCGTCGATCGGGCCTATAACGAGCAGAGCGAGGCGCTCCGCCTTTCCGCGATTGCGCCGGGACTCTCCCCCGTCGACGTCCGGCCGCGCCGCGCATACGAGCCGGGCGCCGGCCGCGGCGTCTTCGCCGGCCGCGGCGCCGGGCGCTTCGGCCTCGTCGCCGGCTTCCTCGCTCCCAGCACGGCCGGAGAGCGCGTATTCGATCGGATCTATCTGCACGACCCGAAACGCCTCCCCGATGTGCGGAGGCGCGGCGTACATGTCGGCGCAACGCGCCTCGGGATTCCGCCGTACCACGCGGAAATTTCGGTCGAGATCCCGGGGCGGCATCACGCGCGCCACGTCGGGCAATTCGTGTGGGGACACCTTCGGCCGGCGGATCCCGCCGCGCTCGAGCGCACGCTCGCCGCGGTGCGATCCAGCAAGGCGGCTCGGGACCGGATTCTCCTCAACACAAAGACGAGGCGGCGTCCGCGCGCGGGCGATCGACTCAAGGTCGGCGCCGCGGCAATCGGCGATTTCGTGAGGGCGTAAGCATGGAACGTCAGGTCATTTTCCGCGACCGGCAGGAGTTGCAGTCGGCGGATCTCAACAACGCACAGAGCTTCGCGCGCCAGGCGATCGACAACGTCGTTCGCGACGCGCTGATCGCTGGCCGCGGCTTCGCGGGCTTCGCCGTGACGAAGCGCGCGGCGACGGAGATCGAGGTCGCGCCGGGCCGGCTCTACATCAACGGCGCCGTCTACTCCCGCGACGATACCGTGGCCCGGGACCTCTTCGCGAACCTTCCGCTCGCGACGAAGAAGATCGTCGCGGTCGTCGGATGGGGGCAGGAGATCGAGAGCGACGTCCAGCCTCGAGATTTCCTCGTCGACGCCGAGAGCGGGCAGACGGAACCCCAGGCGGTCGCCATGGAGCGCCGCCGCTTCGCCGAGATCAACACCGTCGCCGGCGTCGAGAGCGGCGACCCGCAGCCGCCGACGCTAGACGCGAGCGTGACCCTCATCGCGCTCGTCACGCTGACGACGACCGGGATCGAGTCCATCTCCATGGCGGACGAGAACAAGGTCCCGAGCGTCGACGGCAATAACCGGCGGATCGGCGAGCTCGAGGGCTGGCGGACCGTGACGGAGCCGCGGATCTCGACCATCGCCTCCGATATCTCGGCGCTCGCGAATTCCGTCCGCGGCCTGGCGGGGCGGAAGGTCATCTCGCAGCTTGCCCGCGACGTCGCCGACATGAAGGAGCGGCTTCGGATTGAGGATGGCGCGGTCCTCTATGCGTCCGACCACTTCCTCGACGGGCACGAAAGCGACCCGACCGCGGTCGGCTACGATGCCCAGGTCCACGAGGGCATCCGCTTCCCCTGGGCGGCGCTGCACGAAGCGCAACTCGGCATCTTCAATCAGTACGACGCCGGCGTGAAGGTGACGGGCGACGGTCTCCTCCTCCCCGCCTATACCTCCGAGCCGAGACTTATCCTCGCGCAGTACGCGGGCGAGCTCTCGATCGCGCAATATCAATTCCAGACCTTCAACATGGTGCAGAAGTCCATGACGCGGAGCCGGCTCCGCTATGGTCCGACCTTCACCGTCTGCACCAACTCGGAATACTGGCAGAGCGGAAGCCTCAACTACGGCCGAGCCACCATGAATCCCTGGGACTACTACGCCGCATCGACTTTCACGAAGGACGGCGAAACCTTCGAGATCGTCGATTTTCAGATGGTCGACACGGTCAATCATCAGATGGTTCGGCTCCGTCAGGTTTGGACCGACACGGTCGAGGAACCGTATTGGGAGAAGGTCACGACCGACGTCGTCGTGAATGGCTCTCAGATCGGCCAGTCCTTCCTCTCCTCGCAGGATGGATGGCTCACCGAGATCGAGCTCGGCTTCACGCGCCTGGGCGCCGATGGCGCGGTGAACGTGGCGCTCGTCGAGTGCTACCGCGGCGCGCCGGATATCGAGACGGTCCTCGCGAGCGTCACCGTCAACCGAGCGGATCCGGAAATGACCCGGATCGCGATCCCGCCGACCTTCCTCAAGGCGGGCGGGCGATACGCGGTGCTCGTCACGACGGGCGGGAACCACTACGTCGCGACCGTGTCCGGCGCAGACTATGCGCAGGGGACGCTTTTCTATTCCACCGATGGCGCCTATTTCGAGGCGGACCTGACGCGCGACCTTATGATGACCCTGCGCTTCGCGAAGTTCTCGCGTGCGCGGGTCGTAACCGAGCTCAAGCCGCTCGAGCTCGCAGGCGGGATCACGGCGATCGACATTCTCGCCGAGAGCTATGTCCCGAATTCCTGCGAGTTCAAGTACGAGATCCAGATCAACGGCACCTGGCACCCGCTCGACCAATACAGCGCGGGGCAGCTTACGGGACTCCCGGCGCTTCTGCCGTTCCGTGCCGTGTTCGTCGGCACGTCCGACGTCATGCCGGCGGTCCGACTCGCCGGCTCGCGAGTGCGCGTCGGGCGACCGAAGACGACCTTTAAGCACTTCTCGACCGTCCGGAACATCTCCGAGCCCTCAAGCTCGATCTCTGTGACGTCGCGGCTCGAGGGCTTCTTTGAGCCGAACCACGATCTCACGATCAAGCTCAAGGTCGGCGCGAGCGAGGTTGCAGCGACCGCGGTCGAAGACACGATCGAGGATCCCGACCTGGGCCACGTCATCCGGAAGGCGACCTTCACGCTCGGCGAGCCAACGTCGAGCTATGCCATCATCCATGAGGGCGTGACCGTGGCGGCGACGAATACCTTTCACGTCGCGGAGCGGTACGACCAAGCCTTCTAAGGCGCGGTCGCAAAGGACAGGGCGCCGAAATGCCGATTCGCTTTCCAAGCTACCGGGTCACGGACAGGACGGTTCTCGACCCGGAATTCTACAACAGCCGATTCCGCGATATCGACGCGCGGATCGCCGGCCTCGAGGACCTC